CGGCTTCCAGCAAGCCCAGCAGCGGGCCATGGGCGAGTTCGCTCGCCAGCAGGAGCAGCAGCGCGCGGCGGCAGGTCAGCTAGGGAACATCGCCGGGTCTCAGCTTGCAGCCCAAACGGGCCTAGCTGGCCAGCTTGGCGAAGCCGCGCGGCAGCGCTACGCGGCCGGCACGGGCGCTGGCGAAACTATCCTTGGCCTTGGCCAGGTCGGCGCAGGTGCCCAGATGGGCGCTGGTCAGGCGGCCTTAGGCACGGCTCAACAGCTGGCTGGTGCTCAGCAAGCCCTTGGCGGTCTCTACGGCCAGCTAGGCGCGCAGCAGCTCGGTGCTCGCGCCGGCTACGGCGGCTTCCTGAGCGGCCTCGGTCAGCAAGCCCAAGCAGGCCAGCTGGCAGGCATTCAGGCCCTCAGCGGGGCTGGTGCTATGCAGCAGCAACAGCAGCAAGCCATCCTCGATGCCCAGCGTCAGGCGGCCCTGCAGGCACAGGCGGCGCCTCTGGCTCAGTATCAAGCACTCATGCCGTTCATCAGCATGGCCCCCACGGGGACCACGCAGATCTCGACTCAGTTCGCTCCCCCGCCGAGCCCGCTCCAGGCAGGCATCGGCACCGGGCTCGCAACCCTGGGCGCGCTGGGCAACCTCTTCAACCCGCAGCGGACCTAGACGAGGATGGCCATGAATCGAGCCCAGATGTTCAAGCAGGTGCGGGGATACAAGATCGGGGGCGGTATCGACTCTTTGTTCCCGCAGCAAGCGCAGAGCCTTGAGGAAATGCTGGGCCTGCAGAGCCCGTTTACCGTCGGCCAGGTTTCTCCTGTCACGCGCCGGGATTTTGATCTACCGATTCAGATGCCGGAACAAGAGCAGCCCATGGCGCCTGAGACCTATCAGCAGATCACCTTGCCTACGCTCGACGCATCGTTGGATCCGGTCTACCCGGGCCTGCTTGAGGCGTTGACGCCCCCAGAAACGAGCCCGGTGGCGGCAATGTCCGAAGCCGGTGGGGCCCTGGGCGCCGCCACCGAGCTCGCTCCCTACGACTCTGAAATCGAGCGCCTGAAGAAGCTTCTCGGCGTCGACAAGACTTACGAAGAGCGCGTCGCTGGCTACGAGGAGCGCCTTGCCGGGCTCCAGCCTGAACGCGAGCAGATGAACATCTATGACGTGGCCAGCCAGCTGGGCAGGGCGGTCCTGTCCCAGGACCCGAGCACCGGGCCCTTCCGCGGCATCGGGGTCGGCTTCGCAAACATCTCCGACCAGCTGCGCGCCGAGCGTCGCGAGCGGCAGAAGTCTAAGCAAGCTTTGGCATTCAAGGCAGCTGAGCTCGCGATGGAAGACGAGCGCAGGGCCCAGGAATACCTGACCAAGTACAGCATCGAGCTCTTGAGGGACCAAGACCCGGGTGACGTGAAGCTGGTGCGCCTGGAGTATGACGAGGTCGATGACGCCGGGCAGCCCACGGGGCGTCGAGTCTCGCGCACCTTCGACAAGGTGACAGACTCTAAGCAAATCAGAGAGCTCCTGAGCCGGCGCAACGCTATGGAGGTCTCCATCGAGCCTACGCCGCCCGCGGCGCCCTCTCCTGAGACCGAGCTCGATAAGGTCCGTGCTAAGGCCCTAAGCGCGCGCATGACGGAGCTGGCGACCAATGCTGATTTGGCGAGCGCCGCACTCGATAACATCCAGCAGGGCAAGATTCTCGCTGACCGCATCGGCCCCGAGGGCTTCGGAAAGGGCCAAGAATCAACGATGGCGCTGCGCCAGTTCGTGGCCAGCTTCGCCCCAGACTTCATCGATAAGAGTCGCTTGAGCGCCCAGGAGGCTCTCCAGCAGATCACAGTGGCCTTCACCCTGGCGAACACGGCGAAAACCAAGGGCGCGATCTCTGACTCCGAGATGCGCCTCTTCCGCGAGGCTTCGCCTTACCTCGGGCAGACCTACGAGGGCTTCATGATGGCCCTGGATCTCCAGCGCCGGGCTGCTGAAAAGGTGCTTCAGTTCAACCGCGAGTATAACCAGCACATGGAGGACTACCTCGATTCCTTCGTGACGGAGAACGGTCGGCAGCCCACCGGGGTTGAAGTCGATAACGAAATGCGTCGCTGGGAAGGCCGCTGGAAGGAAGAAGGCCGAGATCTGTTCCTGACCGACGAGGACAGGGAGCGGATCAAAGAATTTGAGCGCCAAGGGGAAGCGGCCGGCCTCACTGGAGACTTCAGCTCTTTGGAAGATCGCTACAATCGAATCCAGACCGAGCGCGCCGGGCGCGTTGCTAAGGCAACGGACGATGCCTTGAATATTTCGATGCAGAATCCTGAGGCGTATATCGAAATGATTCAGAATGATCGGGATCTTTCGGAGGCAGACAAGCAGCGCCTGATTCGTCGCTTTAGCGCCATGCTGGAGGAATAGAGCATGCCGAGCCCAGAGTTCTACGACACCCGTATCGCCGCCCTAGAGGCAGCTCGTAAGCGCGCCCGAGATCCCGACGTGATCAACCGTGCGGCCCGCGCGAGCCTGTTCTTCGACGACGACGCGATGATCGAGTACCTGGCCTCGCAGCGCTTCCCGAACGATCCTAGCGCTGCCATGCGTTACGAGATGCGCGACGGCGAGATCGTCTTCCAGGACGACGAGGGCAACTTCGTGCCTGAGTTCGACTTTGGCGAGGACGGGAGCCTGGTCGGCGAGTACCTGGTCCCGAATCTGGCGCCGGCGGTGACTTTTGCCGCGGACTTGGCGGGCGGAATGATGGGCGCCAAGCGCGGCTTTGAAACCGGAGCGAACCTGGTGCGCAGCAGCGGCATCAGGAATCCTTATGCCGCAGGCGCCATCATGCTCGGCTCTGCAGCCGCCGGTGGCTTTGGCGGGACCGCGGCAGTTGGAGGCGCGGCCCGCGGCCTTCGCGAGCTCACGATCGATCAGTTCTACAACCTGCCGCCCGAAGAGGCTGCGGCGGCGTTCCGGGACCTTATGGTCTCCTCAGGCTTCTCGGCGATCCCCTTTGGCGCCGGCCCGACCCGGAGCGTGGTGCAGAAATTCACCGGCAAGGAGGACGCCCTGCGCTACCTCCTTAATCTGCGCGCGAGCACGGACGAGGTGATCCGCGAGGCGCAGCAGAAGTTCGGGATCCAGCTGACCCCTGCCGAGGCCACGGACTTCGTGACCAAGGCCGCAAACATTCAGTTCTTCCTGAGCCGCCAGCCCCAGATTGCCAAGATCCGGAATTTCTACGACAGCCGCGCCGGGCGGATCCGGGAGGCCGTGGAGGTCTTCGCGGACAAGCTAGGCTCCGGGATGCAGTCTTTTGGAGATATCAACCGCCGACTAAGAGAGACGGCCAACGCGGCTATGGATGAGCTCACTAAGCGCCGTAAGGCCCGGGCGGGCAAGCTTTACGATGCCCTGCGCGGCGAGGGTGGTGAAGAGCTCTACCAAATTAATACCACGCCGATCATTCAAAAGATCAACCAGCGGCTGGCGGATCCGAACATCGACCCGGACATGGAAAAAACCCTTAAGGCTTTCCGGGCGCTGTTTTACAACCGAGACGGCGAGCGCATCTCCGGGCTCATGGATATCCACAACCGTCGAAAGTCGGGGATGCAAAACCTGATCAAGGAGAACCTCGGCACCGAGCAGGGCAATGTCCTGATCGGGCTCCGAGACGACATGACCCTGCTCATGGACGAGGCGGCTCCCGAGTATCGCCTGGCGCGCCGGGTATACGACCCGACCAAGCCGAACCTGCAAGTCACCGAGCGCTCGGCTGTCGGCAAGATTGCCAACATGATAACGGACAAGCAGACCGCCAACGCGCTGAAGGAGCTTTTCAATCCGAACGTGTCGGTGCAGTCCATTCGCAACGCGCGGCGTGTGCTCCAGGCTCAGGACCCGCAGGCCTGGAAGGACGTCAAGGGCATGTACATCAAGACCCGCCTAGACGATTTTTGGCGCGCCAGCGGCGAGCAAGGTCTGCCTCAGTTTCAGCAGTTCTTTGCCAGCCCGCGCACCCGGGCAATGATGGAAGAGATGCTGGACCCGGACGAGTTCAAAAACTTCAGCCGCCTGATTGAGATCATCGGCAAGTCGCAGAGCATCCAGCGTTCTGCTTCCGCCACGCAGCAGCTGATCTCCCTGGAGGAGCGCCTGGCGAAGGAAGGCAAGGGCCTGGGGGCATCGACTATCGAGACGCTCCTGGCCGCCCTGCGGCTCCCTGGGCGCATCCTGTCGGGCCAGGTGGGCGACGACCTCGTGCGGAACATCAGCATGAAGCAGGCCGACGCCTACATGGACAAGCTGACGGACGTGCTCCTGGGCGAGAGCGGCGAGGAGGTCATTGACCAGGCCTATCGCTACTTCATGCCCCTGGAGTTCGGCGCCAAGCAGTCTCTGATGCGCGGCGGGATCGAGGCCGAGGAGGCTCTGACCGAGCCCCGAGAGCGTGCGTACATGCCCACCGAGGGTCAGTTCCAGGCCATCGAGGAGCAGCGTGCGCGGGATGATCAGTACCTGCAGAGCCTGCTACAGCAGCAGCCCCAAACCATGGCCCCCATGCCCCAGGGCTTCAACCCGGCCATGTCTCCGACGATCCTGCCCCGCGCAGAGGACCGGGAGCTGGCTGCCCGCCTGCAGGGCGGGATCATGGGCCTGGGCTAGGCCTCAGGCTCGCTAGCGAGGGGGCGCATGGACACCATCGCCCCGTCGACCCCGTAGTCGAACTCAAAGCCCATGTGCTGATCTCCGTCGACCTCGATGACGAGGTTCCTGGAGATCAGGCGCAGGAGCGCAGCCTGGTGATGCAGGGTCAGGCGGGAGAAAAGCTCGATGACCTCCGCGGCCTCAAGCACGGGCTGGTAGGTTTGGGGGACAGCGCGCGGCTTCTTGCTGAACAGGTTCATCTGCACGGCCTCTCTCCGAAGATGCGAGCATGTTCGCGCTCGATGAGCATGCGCAACTCGTCAACCTTCGACCGACGCTCCTGCATGCAGAGCTCCTGCAGCAGATCGTAAGTCTCCTGGTCGACCGCCAGCGACTTCCGCTGGGTGGGCTTTTTTGCTTCCATGATGCGCCTCGGTGTTTTTCGACTCGCCAAGGCTACCGTTTTGTGCAAAGATTCACAACCATGCACACAATCAAGAACCCACTGCTTTCGATGCCCTCGGCCTGGTGCCTGAACCAGTCCCTGCATAAGGCGTCGGAAGAGACGGTGCCCCTGATCAGCGCCTTCCAGGCCGCCCAGGGGCGCGAGGCGTTGCCCAAGACCCCCGTCTACCGTATGGCCAAGGCGGTCTACCCGAACGTGTGGCGCGTGCCCCTGTTTCGCCGGCAATGGTGCTCGATGATCGTCGAAGAGCTCCAGGGCATGGTGCGACAGGACCCGCGGGCGCCGATCGTGCTCCGGGACGAGATCCCCGAGCTCGCGGAGCGGGTGTTCTTCTTGAGTCAGAGCGTGCTCCAGAGCGTGCTGTTCTCCCTGATGCAGCGGGAGTGCAAGACGGTCCTGAGCGCCCACATCACGCAAACCGTGCCCGGGGCACCGGAACCCTGGCGCCACCAGGGTTCGGCCGACGTGGTGGTGAGCGTGCCCCTGAACGCGGGCTACGAGGGCGGTGGGGTGGCCTTCCACCAGCATGGCACCCTGAAGAGCCTGCCCGCAGGTCACGCCCTGGTCTGGCCGGCCTTCCCCCATAGCTACCGCTTTGAGCCCGTAACCTCCGGCCGGCGGTGGATGCTGCACGTCTGGCTCACCGACCGGAGCTAGCTGGTGCGCCGACCGCCGGGCAACGGGCGGAAACCACGACGGCGACGCAAGGCAATTTTCCTCCCCTCCCCGACTGCCCACCAGGTTGACAATCTGGCGTCTTGATTTTGCTCACAGCTTTTCCACAAACGACCGTTCGTCGGTGGGCCTAAATCATTTGCACAAACTTGTGGACATCGACACGGAGCTATAGATAATAGACACATACCGGCGCGGGGCCGGTCGAGAGGAGAACGAACATGTATCAGAACAAAACCTTTCAGCGCATGATCGAGGCTGCGGACGCGGCGTTCTTTGAGGGCGACATGATTCGCGTCTGTGTGGACATCGACAGGGTCGAGCGCGCTAGCGAGACCCGCATGATCAACGCCGCCTTCGCGTCTGGCGCCTTTGACGCCTTTGAGGATGACGGCGTTATCCACTGCGTCTTCTTCGCCACCTCTGATTTGTTCGCTCGGTTGAGCGAGCACAGCGTCATCGAGATTGAGGAGTCGGCGTAAGCCGCCCAGGAGGAACGATGAACCACACGATCAACAACCCCACGACCCGCAAGGTGCGCAACCGTGGCTTTGAGCCGGTTGCGTTTCATCACACCTCGGGGGTCCACAACGGCTGGATCTTCAAGCGCGGCACCAAGTGGATCCACGCGCACTTTCCCAGCCTCGGCAACATCAAGCTTGCCAAGGCCGACCTTCGCTACGTTAAGGAGCTCTGATCATGAAAGTCGAACGCAGCGCCACTCTCGCTTTCAAAATCATTGGCTACGGCCCCCTGGCGACGCGAGCCTTCCCCGGCTGCGCGTCCGATGCGCCTGACCCTGCTGTCGATGAGGCAGCGCGCCAGGATCTGGTTATCGCCTTAGAGGAAGCCTTAGATTCGGATGGGCAGCGCGACCCGCTCGATCTTTGGTTTGTAGCGTTTCGCGCAGCGTGCGTCCTGCACCCGGACAGATTGCTGCGCAAGCGAGCACCAAAAGAGAGGCTGGCTCGCACCATCTGGGTAGCGCTCACCTTGCAGATCAACCCTGCCAAGGTGAGCGAGGCCCTAGCCAAAGAGGCGGAGGCCTGGGATGAGGAGCAGTGTGCGCTCTTCAACGCCATCACCGACGTCCTGGAAGGCTTCGATCTATCGGGCTACGACGAGTAGCCCATCCCTCCCCGGGGCGGCGCCCGCCGCCTCGGAATGACCGTTCATCGGTCGGCATATTTTTCTTGTGTTTATCTGTACACATCGACACGGAGCCATGTATGATGGGCTCATACCGGCATGGGGTCGGATGAGAGGAGAAGTGAAATGTTGGAAGTCACCTATTACCACGTTGAGCATTTCGTTGAGCCCGCACAGGGCTGGAAGCGGGTTCGGTCGCATGGCGCTCTGCAAGACAGGGCTCAAGCAGAACAGCTGCTTCAAGAGGAGAAGGCGCATTGGGACCAGTACCTGGCCGAGTCGGAGCAGGAAGCCGGGGACGATGAGGCTTTCCGCGCTCACATCAAGCGCCTGCAAGAGGTCGGGGATTGGCGGATCGTTGAAGAGGTGAAGACCTTTACCCACGCTTCCCTCTATCGGTTCTCCGACGTTGAAGCCTTTGAGATTGTCAAGGTCATCAGCGAGCAGACGCTGGAAGTACGGCCCATGAAAACCTCCCACTCTATCGCTGGCCTTGAGTTCACCCCCGGCGGGTTCTTTGGTCATGTCCACGATCAACACAAGCAGAAGGTGACCTACGAGTCCAACCCGGAAGCTGGGACCCTGCGCATCCGCAGAAAGAGGGGCTCGGCGGACCTCTGGGGACACAAGGGCGACACCTTCCGCCTCAAGACCGAGCCCTACGCCTTTTACGATTACAACTTCTAAATTGAACCGGGCCGCGAGAGCGGCCCTAGGAGAGGCACGATGAGCTGCTACCTGACCGACGCCGAGACCATCGGCATGATTGCACGCTGGGCCGCGGACAACTGCGGCACCTTCCGGAACATGATCAAGGGCGGCGACCGCCTGAAGCTTGACGCGCCGCAGATCGCCAAGATCCTCGGCGCCGAGAACCTCGCCAGCTGCGAGGCCCGCTACCCGAACCACGGCGTCGCCGGCGGGTTCCTGGACGACGGCATCACCCCGGCCGACTACCTCGCCGCCTGCGCCCAGAAGGCCCGCTACCGGGGCTACAACACGAGCCCCGCGGGGGCTTGGCGCATGACCGCCACCCTGGAGTATCAGTCCTGCGAGACCCGGGAGTGGATCGAGAGCGACGCCTACTGGATCTGCGACATGATCAAGCACGTCGCCGGGCGCTACATGGCCGAGGACCTGGTCAGCGTGGAGAGCCGGCAATGGACCTGATCAAGACGCTCGTGAACGAGGAGGACGGCCTGGCCGTCGCCATCTACCAGCTGCCGTCCGGATCCTTCCGGACGGTCTTTGAGGACACCGACGCCGACGGCATCATCGACGTTCGCAGCCACGCCGCGAGCAAGCCCTTGGCCGAGGTCGAGGCCTGGGCGGCCCACGTCCTGGACCTGGAGCCCGCCGACGAACGGTAGTGTCGAGATGTACACATCGACACGGAGACGTGTAGAATGGGCACATCTTAGAGAGGAGATGCGCCATGCTTTACAAAGATTCTTGCTACCGCTGCAACGGGACCGGCCGCTACCGCTGGTTCGCTCAGGGCCAGGTCGCAGAAGGCGATTGCTTTGCCTGCTGGGGCCGCGGCCACAATGTCTTCAAGACCAGCCCCGAGGTGCGCGCCAAGGCGCGTGCCAAGGCCCAGGCCAAGCGCGACGCCAAGCTCGCCGTTGTGCGCGCTGAGCGCGAGGCTCGCGCCATCGAGGCCGCCAATCGCGGCAACTTCACCCTCTACCTCTACAGCCTCGCCCGGGCTTCCCGCGAGGCCGTCAAGCCCCCCAAGGCGCCGGTGCCCGCTGGCCGCGTCGAGGTGACCGGCACCGTCATCTCCACGCGAGAAGAGGAAGGTCCCTACGGATGGCAGCGCAAGGCCCTGGTCGAGGACGACCGCGGCTTCCGCCTCTGGGGCAGCCTGCCCTCCGCGATCTACCGCGCCGAGAAGGGCGATCGCGTTACCTTCGTTGCCGGCCTCACCGCATCGCGCGACGATGAGTTCTTTGGCTTCTGGAAGCGGCCCACCAAGGCCGCTTACCTCGACAAGCAGGAGGCAGCATGACCTACCGAAACCCGCCGCGGCGCAGCCGCTACCAGGCGCGCATGGTGCGCCGTGACAAGAACGATGCCTGGGCAGCCGACGCCCAGGCACGGCTCAAGGCCTTTGAGGCCAAGCAGAAGGAGGAGCAAAAGGATGGCTAGCGTGCAGCCTCCCGGCCATGTGCTAAAGCGCATTTTTTCTGACGGGCTTTTTGTTTCTGTGGACAAAGATACGCGCCCTAACACCGCGGTTTTTCTTGGTTGGTCAGCTACTGAAAAACACGTTTTCAACAAGGGCCTTTTCATCAAGCAGACCCCAATCATGGATTTTCGTAATGGGCCATCGCGCCCTGTTTATTACGGCGACATTCCCGGGCCAATAACCATCGGCACCACCTGGGCCCTTGGCGTCTGGAGGGTGAACCATGTGCTGCCTAACAAGCGCGCCTGGCTTGAACCCACCTGGGGCTACACTGAGAAGCAGCTTGAAGAACTGCTCTTCACCGCCGGCTTCCCTGAGGTCGCAGGCGATGTGATTGCAGAGTACCCCTCGATCATTAGCGAAGGAGAAGAACAATGAGTCATGGCATCAATGTTTCCGAAGAGCGCCTGGGCGACCATGTCTGCTGGCGCGTCACCTTCGACCGTTCCCGCAGCGGGCTCTACCCGACCCGGGAGGCAGCCGTCGAGGCGGCCCGGTCCATGCTCGACCTGGAGGAGGCCATCGCGGCGATCCGGGAGGGGAGGGGATGATCCCCGAAATCCGCAAGAACCTGGTGCTCCTCCGGGAGCTCAACCGAAATGGCTTCACCACCAGGCTGGTCTCTGAGACCCTGGAGCTCCTGGCTGAGATGGAGCGCTCGATCAATGGATCCAAACCGACTCATCGACCGGATCCTTCTCGCCTTTCTTCTCGCATCGTTCGCCGTGGTCCTGACGTCGATCATCACGAGCATGACGTGACCCAGTTCGGGAGCATGGATTGATGAAGACACTCAAGGAGCAGGCCTGGCAGAAGGCCTACAACGCCGGACGCACCGCCTACCTGCTGGGCAGCTTCGATGATGACAATCCCTACGGGCGCGGTAATCTCTACCTATTCTGCGCCTGGTTCGCCGGCTTCTGCGACCGGCACACCGAGGAGCAGGGGCGGGGCAAACCGTTGCCGAGGAGGGGCGATGATGGACCTGGTGACCTTTCGGCAGATGCTGAGGTTGCATGACTGGGACTACGAGCAGGCGGTGAGCCGCCACGATTTTGCTCGCGGTGCCCATCAAGAAATGCGGATCGAAGAGGCCTTGGGCATACTCCATGCCCAGGGCCTCGGAGAGCCCGCGCAAGAGCTCTACCGATGGTGGAGCGGATTCAGGGACAGCGAGGAGCCTGTGTGGCTCCTGGAGAGGGAGACGGGCGATGAAGGACAGTCTAAGGAACAAACTTAAGGCGCTCTCGCTGAGCGCGCCCCCGCACATGGCGGGGGAGATCTTTTACGTCGCCGAGAAGCGCGCCAGGGCCGGCCGTAGCGAGCGAGAGATCCTCGCCGAGGCCAGGGTCGCCATGGGCGAGAAGAGCGCCCTGGAGCTCGCCTGGCGCTGGATCAGGGAGAAGCTGCGTGCCCGCTGGCCGACCAAGAAAATATCCTAGAACCGCCCTTTATCTTCCCAAGATGTTTTTCCGCTGGAGCGAGGCCCGGGGCGGGCAGGTGCCCGTGGTTCTGGGCGAGGACGTCAAGAACCTCATCGTCGACGGAAACGACGAGCTCCTGGGGCACCTCCTCGACGATTGCCATCGCTGGAGCGAAGACGAGTCCGAGGAGTGCCCCTGGACGATCAAGCAGTCGGCGACCAAGACCGCCGAAAATATCTACCGTCAGATTGCTAAGCGCACCTCAAAGCGCAAGAAGACGCCGGACTAGGTTGTTCGCCGCGCGGTTCAAATCAGACTCTGTCTCGATCACAAACACGTCGCTCAGGCTCCTGGTTCCATCGGTCATGCTTAGGCGGAAAGCATGGTCCCCGTACCCCGGAGCATAGCGCGCTTCGATATCGTGGCGATCGGCAAGCTTCTGCACCGTCTCTTTCTGCATGGTTCCTCTCCTCTTCAGAACGGGATCTCTTCCTCCCACTCGGGGCAGGCGCCGATCATGGCGGCGAAATCCTCCGGGGGAGATTGGTCAAATTTTGTACAGCTGCCATGCTGGTCGTAGTGTTCGCAGGTGTGGCAGCAGGCAGGTGGCTGACGGTGTTTCGCTAGCCGGTAATGGAGCACGTCCTCGGGTTCCGCGTGTCTCAAGTCCAAAGCCTCCTCTCTGATCCAGATGTTAGCCGCCCGGCGGCCGGCGTTCTCTCGCTTCACGAGGGACGGCTCGGCGGCCTCTCCCTCTTCCCAGGCCCAGGCATAGCCCCAGAGGAGGGCCCTGCGCGCAGGCCTCGGGAAGCCATCGATGATCACCTCGACATAGCGCCGGTCGTCACGATGTGACAACAAGCTCTTCCATCCCCGCATCCCAGACCCTCCTCTTCACCTTGAAAAACTGACCGTCCTTCACGAACTCAATCCGATCCGGGGGGATGCTCTTGTTCATCGTGTCGCAGAGATCCCCCAGGTCCTTGCACTCCCCCAGGCGCGCGTCGGAGTTCTGGGCGATGCGGTTGAGCAGGTCCCAGGCCTTCCGCCGGGCGTAGCCCTCGTGGAGGATCGGCAGGTACTCGGTGACCGTGGGGTCGCTCAGGTTCATGCCGTAGTAAATGATCTTGACCATCTCCTTCCCGGAGGTGCGGCTGATGTGCTTGCGCCACGCCCAGCCCCGGAGCTCGCGCCCCCTCTGGGTCCGGGTGTTGCCCATGATGTCCTCGTCCCCGAGCTCCCAGCTGCGCTCCTTGGCCTCCGGCTCTTTCACCGGGAACTCATAACCGCAGGAGGAGCAGAACTTGTTCGCCGCCAGGTTGATCTCATTGCACTCAGGGCAGGTGCGGGTCGGGGGCGCGCCGTTGCCCTTCCTCGACGGGCGCACGGCCGTGATGGGCCCGTGGGCGGACACGTTGCCGGCGAAGTCTAGGACCAGGCAGTCGCTCTTCCCCTCCGCGACGCGCATGCCGCGGCCTACCATCTGCACATAGAGCGTGGGCGACATGGTTGGGCGCAGGAGGGCGACAATGTCCACCCCGGGGGCGTCGAAGCCCGTGGTCAGGACGTTGGCGTTGGTTACGAAGCGGAGCTCGCCGGAGCGGAAGAGATCGATGATCCTGGCGCGGCGATCGGGCGGTGTGGTGCCGACGATCGTGCCCACGCGCTGCCCGAGCTCATTGAACATATCGGCCACGGAGTGGGCATGCTCGACCCCGGCGCAGAAGACGATCACGGACTTGCGGCCGGTGGCATCGGCAATGCGCAGGATCTCACTCACGGCCTGGTAATTGTTCAGGTCGGTGTTGACCTTGGCCTCAAGCTCCTTGCTGTTGTATTCCCCGGCGGTCTTCTTCACCCCCGCGACGTCAAGCTTCAGCTCCGTGGCCTTGCTCTTCAGCGGCGCCAGGTACTTGTCGAAGACGAGCTCCTCGATCGTCACCGGGCGGATGATGTCGGAGAAGATGGCGTGCTCGCCCTCGGTCAGGTAGCCCTGGCCCAGGCGGAAGGGCGTCGCCGTGAGCCCGATCGCGCGCACCGCGGGGTTGATCTCCGCCAGGTCCGCCAGGAGCTGCCTGTAGCCGCCCTTGGGTGTGTTATTGATCAGGTGGCACTCGTCGATGATCACCAGGTCAATGTGGCCCAGGTCGTGCGCACGGCTGCGCACGGACTGGATCCCGGCGAAGGTGATGGAGTCGATCTCCCGGCTGTTGAGCCCGGCGCTGTAGATGCCCATGGGGGCATCAGGCCAGACCAGGCGCATCTTCTCCGCGTTCTGCGAGATGAGCTCTTTAACATGGGTCAGCATCAGCACCCGGGTCTCGGGCCACTTCTCCAGGGCATCCCGGCACAGCTGGGCGACGACCCAGCTTTTCCCGGAGCCCGTCGGGAGCTCCAGGACCGGGTTGCCGCCGGGGTTGGCGCTGAACCACTCGTAAAGCATGTTGATCGATCGGGACTGGTACTCACGAAGCATTAGCGATTCTCCTCGTGCAAATCTTCAATCTGCCAGTGATCGGGGCAGCCCTCGTGCTGGAAGTCCGTGGGGATCTCATTGTTCCCGTGCAGGTTGCACAGCCAGCGTGAGCCCTCGGTCGGCACGGAGTGGGCGCAGGTGCGGCAGTTCTTCTCGACCTCGGCGTTGCCGTGGCAGAACTCCCTGGCCGCGCACATCTTGCACTGCCACCAGCTTGGGTCCTTTGAGATCGGCGGGGGCATGCGCTCGCTGAGCGCAATGCGCTTCCCCTTCTCGACCAGGGCCTGGGCCTTGTCCGCGTCGAGGCGCACGCGCTCGGCGTAGAGCCGGTCGTCGTCCTTGCAGATGGCCACATAAAGCGCGCGGTCGATGCCAAGCCCCAGCATGTACACCTGCATCTGGGCCCAGTGCTGGGGCTTAGATTCCTTCACGCCCTTCTTCTCAAGGCCGTTGAAGCTGGCCTTGTTGTGGGTCTTGAACTCAGCGACATGGCGCTTGCTGGGCGCCTCAGGCACGCCGCAGCGGATCACGCCATCGGCGGAGCCGGACACATGGGAGCCGAACTTCACCCGCGCCTGGGTCGACTCAAACTCGATCCCGATGGCCTCCAGGTCGGCAATGATCGTGTCCTCCTCCATCTGACCGCGACGGAAGAGGCGCAGCATCCTGCCCGGGAAACGCTCGACGATGGCCCAACGAAAGTTGAGCCAAAGCCAGCGTTCACAGTGATGCCCGAGCTGAGACGCCCCCAGGTGCGGCCGGGGCCGCTCCTGCAGCGACTCGTGGTGCTTGTCCACGAGCGCTGCGATGGTGTGTTGCGGGGGCGGGATCTTCATGCCCGGTTGGCCCAGGGCGGGGCGTTGCCTGCCGCGGGTTGAGGTGCCGCTGCCGGCTGGGGTGCCGGTGAAGGCGCGGCGGCTTGTGATGCCGGGGCGGCGGAGCCCGAGAGGGCCTTGAAGGCCTTCACGTCATTGCTGTCGCCATGCTGCTCGCTGCGACGGATGTTCAGCTTAATGCTGAGCCGGCCACCGATCAGCTGGTCGGTGTCCTGCAGCACGTCGATTCCGATGGACCGCATGAGGGCGGACATTTGCTGGCGACCGATCTCCTCGGCCTTGGGGTTGGGGTTCGACACCGTGAGGTTGCCGAAGACCACCCGCCCGGCGTGGGTGGGGCCAGCGACGTCGTAGCGCACCGCAATGTACTGGCCGGTGCCAGCCTTCGTGGTGCGCAGCTCAGCACCGACGATTTCGACGTCATACCACCCCTCGGGCAGCGGGTCATAGGACCGCTCTTCTTGGGGCATTTCGGATGCGACAAAGGTTTGGCCAAGTTGTGCCATGGTTACAGCTCCTCGATTGAAAAGGACGGACGTCCAGGTTTTGTGGTAACTGCCCCCGCGAGCGGGAGGGTGATGCTCTCATCGGCCTGCTGCCAGGCCTTCATGTTCACTTCCGGCCGCCACCGGAAGAGGGAACTCAGGTGATCCTCCAGGCCATGCTCGGCCGCGATTTCGTGGAGGAGGTCAACGTCGACTTTGCGATTCATGCGCTCGGTGACGCGGATCTTGTGGCGCCCAGTGTCGGCCCCGGTCTTGCCGAGGTTGTCATGGGCCTGCTTCAAGCGGTCGTGAATCTCGTCCTCCAGGGCGCGGCGTCGGCTGGTTGCACCGGCCTCCTCGCCCTTGGCACGGAGCCACGCTTCGCAGAGCTCGTCGAGGTTCATCGCACGAACTCCTTCTCGGTCTCTTTGCGCACGATGACCATCATGCGTCCAACCTCAAAGGAGGTTTGAGCGATGCGGTACGCCCAGTCCCGCGGGGACTCTTGCCAGGCTGTAAACGCGACTTTCTCGACCAGGGCCTGCATGGCCATGCCGGCATATTTGGCGCGGAGCTCCTCATCGGTCGGGATCATTGGCTGCCCCCCTTCCGCGGATCATCCCCGTCAGCGAAGCGGGTGTACCACGCGGCCTTGGCCAGGTCCTCTTCAGGCTTGCCCTTGTAGCGATGACGCCATTGATACTTGAACGCATTGATCCTGGCGTAGACGCGCACGGCGTCCTCACCAAAAACCTGGACCATGGCGTCGATGCACTCAATCGCTCCGGTCTTGTAGTGCTCCGGGCTGTTGACGGGATCTTTAACCTGGTCTTGCTTGGCAAGCCAGCGCTCTGCCTGCTTAGCCTCCCAGCGCTTTTTCGCGTAGGCGTTTTGGCACTTCCGGCAGCTGTACTGCAGCCCATCCTTTGCCTTTGAGCTCTTGGCGAAGGCAACCTTAGGGAGCTTTTCCTTGCAGCGACTGCAAACCTTCTTGTAAGGCCCGCGCTTCTTGCCCTTCTGCCCGCCATCAAGGTTCAGCTGTTTCTGATCATCGCGGCTCATCACACACCTCCCTGAATCTTCTTGATCACCGAGCCGAGGTCGGCGGTCTCCCAGGGGTCCAGCCGGCCGGAGCGATCCTTGGCCGTCCACAGGCCATCGGACTGGCACTGCAGGGTGCGGATGGTGTTCCCCTCGCCGTCCTTCTCAACCCGGAGCGGGAGCACCAGGTCGAAGAAATAGGGCAGCTGCTGCCCGAGCTTGGCGCCGGGCATGGACGGGCTGTAGAGCACCCGGCCCATCTCGTCCTGGGACTTCTCAAGCTTCGCCGTAAAGTAAACGTGCTTCCCAGGGAGATCCCGGAAGCTGCGGATCACCGCCCCCATCACGTCCTGCAGGGCGCCGTAAGCTTGACGGGGATCCTTGGCCGTGGCCTTCTCGCTGGCCAGGACGACCTCAGCGATCTCGCTGATCGAGTCCAGGGCGACGGATTCAAACTGCGCAGCCTCCTGGCTCTCGGTCACCCATCGATACGCCTCGTTAAGGGCGTCCACGCTGGTGATCTCGATGAAGGGAAGGTTTGAGCCAGCAATCGACAGCAGGCCCGCCTCGGCGGACATGATCACCGGGCTCGGTAGGGTGGGGATGAGGCTGGTCTTCCCCGCGCCGGCTTGTCCATAAACAAGCATGCGCACTTGCTTGGCGGCAACGTCGCCGCTTGATTTCAATTGGATCGCCATCGCTGGCTCCTCTCGTTTGCCCCGGTTGGCACCGCGCCGGCTGGGGATGCTTGCAAGGCTAAGCGCAATTCGATTAGGGTGTCAACCCCGTGCGTCTCACTGAGGAGAAAACACGTTGAAGACAGAGGAAGCGATCCGCTGGTACGGCGGGGTGAAGCGGCTTGCGGAGGCCCTCGGGGTCTGGCCGCAGGTGATCTACAAGTGGGGGGAGCATCCACCTCGTGCGCGGCAATACGAGCTGGAGGTCAAGACAAAGGGTGAGCTGAGGGCGCAACCGGATGAAACTGAACACGATGCTTGAAGCGGCGCTGCGCTATGCCAGCTGGGGCTGGCATGTGCTGCCGCTTAGACCGAACTCAAAGATCCCGGCCACGGCGCATGGGGTCCATGACGCAACCACCGACCCGGAGCAGATCCGCAAGTGGTGGACCCGGGATCCGGAGATGAACATCGGCGTCGCCGCGGGGAAGGTGAGCGACCTGTCGGTCTTCGACGTCGACCCCAGGAACGGCGGAGAAGCCGGCTGGGAGGGCTGGATTGAGGCCAACGGGCCATGCCCGGAGGGTGCCATGCAGCTGACCGCAGGCGGTGGCTATCACTTCCTGGCGCAGTACACGGACGAGATCCGCTCCTGCAAGCTGGCCACGGGCGTGGACCTCCTCAGCGACGGGCGCTACTTCGTGGTCCACCCGTCCACCATCGACGGCCGCACCTACGAGTGGGAGGGGAGCTCGGACCCCGCCGAGGGCATCGGGCCCTTCGCCGTACCCCGGCGGTGGATCGACGCCTACCTCGGGAACCGCAAGGACGTGGGCACGCGCATCGCGAGCAGCATTATCAAGGGCAGCCGGAACGACGGGCTCCTGTCCTACGGCGGCATGATGCGCCGGGGTGGGGCAACGGAGGCAGAGATCCTGGGCGCGCTCACTATCGCGAACGAGCAGCGCTGCGAGCCACCGCTGCCGGACAGCGAGGTCAGGCACATCGCCCGCAGCGTGGCACGCTACGACCCAGAGCTCGACGTGGCCGCGGACACGGCCATGGGCGCGGCGGCGATCAAGAACCTGCTCCACCACCAGGAGCCCGAGAACGACTGGCTGCAGCCGGCGGACCAGATCCGGCACCAGCCCGCGCCCATGGGGTGGAACATCGACCCCTGGCTGCCCGAGCAAGGCCTGTGCATGGTCCACGGGCCTAGCGGGGCGGGGAAGTCCTTCTTGGTCTTGGACTGGTGTCTGCACGTCGCCACGGACATGAAGCTCTGGAACGAGCGCGACGTCGAGGACGGGGACGTGGTCTACCTCGCCGGGGAGGGCCACTACGGCCTACGGGCGCGGATCCATGGGTGGATGTGCCACCACCGCCAGGACGCGAGCAGGCTCCATGTGAGCTCGCACGGGGTCGATATCAACACCGCCGCGGGCTTCAAGCGCGTGGTGGACGGCATCAAGGCCAGCGGGCTCAGGCCCAAGCTGATCGTGATCGACACACTGCACAGGCATATGGCCGGGGACGAGAACAGCGCCCAGGACACGAAGGGCATGATCGAGGCCATGACCAGGCTCCAGGACCTGTTCGGCTGCCTGGTGGTGCTCGTGCATCACACGGGCAACAGCGAGGAGGCCCAGCACCGGGCGCGCGGGAGCAGCGCCTGGCGGGCGGCGATGGATATCGAGATCAGCGTCACCCCGGGCAAGCGCGGCAAGCCCGCCACCGTGACCATGCGCAAGGCCAAGGACAGCGAGGTCGCAGACCCGGTCGCCTTCCAGCTGAGCAAGATCACCGTTCCGAGCTGGTACACGCGCCGGGGCGAGGCCGTCACCACCGCGATCGTGACCATCACCGAAGGCGGGGCGCAGGAGGAAGGCGCGGCGGAGGAGAAGGCAAGCGATAAGCGTGCGACACATTTAAGGATCATTGAGCGCGCGTGGTATGAAGGGGAGGGGCAGTTTAAGGATGACGTGCCATATGTAGAGCGGGAAGTTCTAAGGGCGATGCTGGAGAAAGATGGCCGGAAGCCGCGGGGGATTCGCAATGCGTTAAACCCGAGCTATGGGGACCAGATAATTGGGTTTTTAATAAATAGCGGTGACATTAAAGCAGATAAAACGGGATGGTTTATTGAGGCCAAGGACCTGCGATCGCAGCTGGCTGTAAGGCTTGGGCAGCGGCATGACCCTTAGGGTCAAGGGTCAAAAGGGTCAGGGTCAAAAGGGTCAGCAACGAGGCCTTGACCCTAACCCTGTACCCCCTGTTGTTAAACCAGGGGTCAGGGTAAAGGGTCATGGTCGAGCTCGCGTGAGGACGGAGGTCATGTTGTGAGAAGGTTTCAGGGTCATAGGCCGGCGGTCGCCGACGGCTGGGTGTTCGACGGGAGCGTCGGTAAGGCGGAGGATGTGGACTGGCTGCTGTTCCTGCGGCGGCTTGATGATAGGGAGGCGTGCTCGGGGAAGTTATTTGCCGACGGCCATGTAATTAATAAGGCGAACTACTGGTTTATTTTAACCGAGGCCGGCGAGTTAATTGGGACGGATATTAAGATCCTGAAGAATAACCGGCCCGAGGTTTTTAATATGCTGGCGCGGCACCTGATGCTGGACGAGGAGGAAGACGATGGCTGAGCAGAAGCGAGGACCAGGGCGACCACCGAAGGCGCGGCGGAAGGAGGTCGTGCCCGTACCGCCGAGCTTTGAGCCGGACGAGGAGTTCGGGCTGACGGAGATGCAGGCGGCGTTCGTGTTCTGGTACACCGAGGGCGCGTGCTCGGGGACAGAGGCGGCTAGGCGGGCGGGCTTCAGCTTCCCGGCCGCGAGCGCGAGCAGGCTGATCAACGGGCGCGACCATCCGAACGTGGTCAAGGCGATCAACGTCAAGCGTGACGAGATGCGCACGAAGTACGCGATCACGCCGGAGAAGACCGGGCGCGTGCTGTGGGAGATCACCGAGGAGGCGTTCAAGAACGGCGCGTACAACGCCGCGGTGTCGGCCGTGAAGGAGCTCAACAACCTGGCGGGGCTGACGATCCACCGGACGCAGAACCTGAACATCAACGCCAACCTGGACCAGATGACCAAGGAGGACATTACGCGCAGGCTCAACGAGCTCCTGGGCGTCGATGAGAGCTTCGCGGACAAGGACCGGTAGGGTAGCTCGTCTTTTGGGAGAACGTGGCTGAGAGGGCAGCACAGGAGCTCTCAGGGCCATGCGAAGGGGTCAGGCAGGGAATGGGGTGGGAAACAGCGCAGAGGGCCTCTCTCGATGCCCTCTGCTTTTTCCTCGAAAAAATCGATTTTTTCTGTCGATTCGATCAGGTTTCGTTTGTCTATTGGCGTCTCGGGCGGCCGCATTTTGCCCGCAATTGGTCAAAAATTGTACAGCTTGTGCGCCCCTGCTCACAGCAGCGCACCCGCATCGCGTGCTTTTGGCCCTTAAGTGCTTGATTTGCAAGGGGTTTGTCCCCTCCAGGCGCCGCCAGGCGGTTCATGGGACTCCTGGGGGTCGGCAAAAAACCTAGAAAAATCAAGGGGTTAGGGGGTGGCACCCCCCTTTTGGCGACCTCGCGCGAGGCGCATAGCTTTAGCTAAGTTCACCGCACCCAATCATCAAAAATTCTCAGCGCAATCCCAAGGTACCCTAGGCCCCGGCAGGATCCTGGCCCTGGAGACCCCCCCTCCGAAGGGACCCCACCCCCTTCTGCACCTTGTGCCCATGGGCCCCCTGGGGTATACAATCGTGCAAAATTTTGGGGTGTTCAAAAATTGACCAACTCACGGCAGAAGGGCGCGGCCTTTGAGCGCGACATCGTCAAGCGCCTGAACGGCTTCGCCGCGAAGCACCACCTGAACTTCAGCTGCAAGCGCAACCTCGACCAGTACCAGGCCCGGGACCTGTGCGATATCCAGATCCCTGGCCATGCGATCGAGTGCAAGGCCTACAAGGACGGCTTCTGGTTCCGCGCCGACTGGTGGGCGCAGGTGGTACGCGCGAGCGACGGCCGGATCCCGGTCCTGGTCTGGAAGTTCAACAACAAGCCCATCCGCGTGACCCTCCCGCTCTACGCCATCGCCCGGGACCTGCCCGAGGACCCTGACCGCACCTGTGTGGTTTTACTGGAGGAATGGTTTACTATCCTCCGGGAGAACTGGACAACCTACGGGCCTGACGATGGCAAAGAGTCCCCGGAGAGCGGTAACCCAGACAGCCCTTGAGACCGCCGAGCGCTTACTGCGCTCCCTGCGCGGTGCCGACGATGACGTCGCCGCAGAGGCCGCGCGCCTGGCTGAGCTTTCACGGATGCGTCGCATGCGTGAACCGGAAGGCGCCGCGCCTTACGAGCTCGCCCTAGGCGAGCCCAGGCTGCCCGGGGCCCCGCGGCCGCCGGATATCCCGGGGGTGGGGATTGTCTCCCTGGGGCCTAACCCGGAGGTGCTGGCCGCTGCCCGGGCTTACTCGGAGCGCTCTGGGATCCCCCTGCGGGAGGTTTTGCGTTTCCCGGCGTTCAACCCCGAGCGTGCCGCGCGCATCGGCCGCGAGTACGACCTCATGGCCCACCAGCCCCAGGACCCGGCCACGGCCCGGTCCTACGGAACGATGATCGACGAGACCCTGGGCCAGTACGAGGACCTGCTCTCCGCCGGGATCGAGCCCTACTTCATCCGCGGGCAGGATCCTTATGCCGCGAGCCCCTACCTGGCCCTGGCCGACCTGGCTGCGAACAAGCGCCTGGGGGTGTTCCCCACGCGCTCGGGCTTTGGCTCCAACGAGGCCTTTGACCCGGCCCAGAACCCGCTCCTCGCGGAGACGCCGTTCATGCTCGATGGCGAGCCCATGCTCGCGAATGACGTCTTCCGGGCCGTGCATGACGTGTTTGGCCACGGCCCGGCTGGCGCTGGCTTCCGCGGCTCTGGGGAGGAGATGGCCTACCAGACCCATGCGGGGATGTATTCCCCCGAGGCGCGCCGGGCTTTGGCTTCTGAGACCCGGGGCCAGAACAGCTGGCTCAACTACGGGCCCTTTGGGGAGCGCAACCGCACCGCCAGCATCGAGGATACGATCTTCGCCGACCAGAAGACCGGGCTCATGCCCCGCTGGGCGAGCGAGGAGGGCCTGGAGATCCACCAGGACCGGGTGAAGCGCTTCATGGACGAGGTAAGGCGCGGCGATACGCCGGTGCAAGGCGCGGTGGATACGGAGACCGGGGTGGTAACCCTGGTCCACTACGCGCCCCGGGAGCTCTCGCGGATCGACCCGGAGATGTACGGCACGGGCCTGTCCCGCCGCACCCGGGGCGAGTTCAACCGCCTAGCCGGCCCGGATGCGCCCCGGCGGTCCTACTACGGGATCGAGAGCCTGAATAACCCTTACCGCCGCGAGGCGGGGCTCGGGCCCGTCAAGCACGAGGTCCAGATCCAGGGCGAGCTCCTGTACCCGCTGGGCAAGGACCCCGATGGGCTGCGTAAGCTCATGACCGGCCAGAGCCCGGAGGAGCGCATGACCGACCTTGAGCGCCGTATCGCGGATATGGGCTACTCGGGGTATATTGCAGACGACCCTGTGCTCGGGGCGGTGGCGGCGATCTTCGACCCGCTGGATGTGCGCCGGGTGATCCAAGGCAAGGCCGAGGGTGGTGAGGTGACGAGCGAGATCCGGAAGATCCTCGTGCCCCTGACCGTGGCCAATGTGGAGAGCGCTGCGTAATGGGTGGAATAGCGAAGCTAGCCGCGAAGGGTGCCAAGAACCTCTTTGACCTGAGCGACCTCCGGAGCGTTCCTGACGTTCCCCAGGTGCCCCTTGAGCGCTACGACCCGCCCCGGGGCATGCCCAAGGGCCTGGCTTCTATCGTTACCCCCAAGAACGCCCGCCGGCTTGAGGAGATCGCCCGCCGCGGCATGGATATGGGCGGCCCCGAGTGGTACAACCTGGAGCCCCTGCGGCTGAAGTTCGTGGCCGAGATGGGCGAGGAAGAGGGTAACCGCCTCTTCCGGCGCTATGTGGACTATGTGGCCGCGACCTCGCCCCGGTCGAAGGTGGACGCGAACATCCGCCGCGGGTCTTACTTCTACGGCCGGGAGATGCAGGGCCTGCCCGTGGCGGACCTGAAGAATCCCCAGCTGCCCAAGGGCTATGGCCATCTAGCTCACGAGACCCAGAACGCGCTCCTGCGGGATTTGGAGGGCGGCGGGACCTTTGCGGCCCTGAACCGGCCCAAGACCACCTCCTTCGCCGAGAACCTGGCCGGCAACCAGCGGCCCATGACCATCGATACCCACAACATGGCCCTGGTCGTGGGCCCCAAGCGCTCCCCGTCGCAGACCGAGTACCGCTACCTGGAGGACTTCCAGGCCGAGATCGCCGACAAGCTCGGCCTGACCCCGGCCCAGTTCCAGGCCTCGCTTTGGGTTGCTGGCGATACGGGGGTCGCGAACCCGCGGCCCTTCATGGAGATCTTCGACCAGGTGGTCGAGCGCACGGCGGTCAAGGACAAGAAGAGCAAGGAGCAGGCCCTCAAGGACTTCATCACCGGCGAGGCCCCGCTCTTTGGCCTGGGGACGGTCATGTCTGGGCTCGTGCTCCAGGACGGCACCCCTAAGGCTCAGGACATGGCCGTCGGCGGGGCGGTGTCTAGGGCCATCGCCCGCCTGATGGAGGCCGGCATGCCGCGGGAGGTGGCTGAGCGGGTCGTGCGCGGCGAGATGCCGCCGGCGCTCCCGGATCGCGCGCCCCCGCGCCTGACCTTCTCAGCGGACAATCCCAAGGCGATCGGCGCGATCCCGAACATCCTCAACTTCGTCGACCAACCCTTCTACCAGATCCTGGAAAAGGACCTCATCCCCGAGCTGGTGATGATGTCCCCCGACGAGTACATCACCGAGGCGTCGAGGATCCTGTCCCGCCAGTCCCCTGGGGAGGCTGACTTCGATAACGTCGTCCGCAGCCGCACCCAGGACATGGAGTACCTCCAGGGGATCCAAGAACTCCTCGATCAGGGCGCGGACTTCCAGGTCCCGTTCCTGGACTACAAGCGCGGCGGCCAGGAAGGGCTTCACCGCACGATCGCTGCCCGGAACCTCGGGGAGGAGCAGATCCCCGTGATGGTTATGCGCTCCGTCAAGGGCGATAACTACATCCCCCTGACCCAGGCCGAGCAGGACGCCATGAATGCGGCCAGGCTTGAGGACCTGCGGGCGAAGGGCTACCCGGAGTCGACGGTCCAGAAGATCATGGGCGACGAGCTCTCCATGAACCCCGAGCTTCGCCGTGAACGTGCCTATCGCCAGGGCAAGCGGCAGCGCCTCTTCCACGCCGGCAGCCCTGAGCTCGCGACGGCCACGGAGCTCGACCCGGACGCTGGACGGTTTGGACGCTCCGGGAGCGGGGTTTGGATGACCCCGGAGCCGGTGCTCGCGAACACCTACGTTCCCCCGGGGGTCGAGAACGCGGGCACGATGTACGAGTTCCTGGTTGATGATTCCAAGTTCCCGATATTTATCGGGAGCGGGAACTGGGACGAGGCCGTCGGGGACCTGTACACCCCTGATTACGAAAGGATCCTTGAAGACGTCTCCGGGACCACCAACGAGATCGCGCGCCAGGTGCGCGAGATGGGCTACCCGGGGATGAAATTCACCGGGATTAGCGACGTGGGCCCGAACTACCAGGCGGCTAAGCGCTCGGCTGAAATGATCGCCCCCCAGTACGGGATGGAGCCCAAGGAGCTCCTGGACTCCACGATCGGCGACCGCGCCGTTGACGACTACGATGTCTATACGATCTTCGACCCCAGCGTCGCCCGCTCGCCGACCGCCGCCTTTGATCCTGACCAGGTCGATTCGCCGAACCTCATGGCCGGCCTAGGCCCCGCCGCCATCGGCGCGGGACTGTTTGGCGCCAGCATGGCCCCCGAGGAAGCGGAAGCCGCCGGCTTTGGCACCCTGGCCCGGGCCATTGGCCGACCCACCCAGCGCCTGTTCCAGGGATCACCGTCGAAGTTCGCAACCCCGAGCCTGCAGAGCGTGGGCACGGGCACCGGCAACCAGGCCTTTGGCTATGGGCTGTACTTCACCGACGCCCCGGATATCGCCGGCACCTACAAGCGCGGCCTGGCGAACAAGAAAATGATCCAGAGCATAGAAGACCAGGGCCTAGTGCCCGGGGTGACCGCGGGCGAGCTCGACGACATGATCGACGACGGGGTTTTCGGCGAGGCCGAGACCCGCTTCCTGCGCGCCCTGCAGGACACGGACTACCTGGGCTTTGATAATGCCCACAACGCGGCCATGGTCGCCCTTAAGCGCGGGGACCTGGCCAAGCGCTACGACGCGGCCGGTGACCCGGCGGTGGCGAACCTCGATAAGCTCGCCAACGAGCTCGGGTTCCTCTACGAGGTCGAGGTGCCCGAGGGCAACTTCATCGAGTGGGACCTGCCCCTGGACCAGCAGCCCGAGGTGGTTCAGCAGGTGGTGAAGCAGAATGCACCACCTGAGTTTAAGGACCGCATCGAGAGCGGGCAGTTCAAGGGCCTGGAGGCCTACTACCTGTTCGGGAAGAACCCCGAGGTCAATAGCATGATGTGGGCCCAGTACGGGGTGCCCGGGGTGCGCTACAGCGCCGTGCGAACGAAGGAGGGCAAGGTAAGCCCGGACGCCCCGCGCAACTACGTTATCTTCGACGAGAACCTGATCAACATCGTGCGCCGGAATGACGAGGCCCTGGAGAACAACTTCGACGAGCTTGCTGCCCGGGCCTCGGCGACGGATATCCGTAAGCCTTTGGCCGCTATCTTGGCCGCCGGCGCGGCGGGGACGACCCAGGCGGGGCAGGATGACGTGCCGGACTACATGCGTCGCCTCGATGGCACGATCAAATCCGAGCGCGGATTCCTGGGCCCGATCCGGAATAACGTATCCGGCCGCACCATGACCGAGGTATCTATTGGCCAGCCGGGCTCGGAGGAGGGTTTCTACCCGCTCCTGGTCCCGACCCTGACCCAGGAAGAGATCGAGACGATCGCGAACCTGGACCTTGAGCGCGAGCGCCCACCCCGGGCGATCATCGAAAAGGCCCGGGCCCACGCCATGGAGCGGATTGATCGAGGCCTGAGCCCGTTCTATCAGGACGGAGAGGACGCCCCGGCGGATAATTTCGGTGAATATGATGCCCGCACGTCCCAGCGTCTTGGCCAGGAGCTCGATCGGCTGATGCAGCTTGCCGAAATCCGGCGTCAGCCCAAGATTGAGCCTCTTCAGGACCTCTATGGGCTCGCGACGGCGGGTGATTACCTGCTAGAAGACCGTCCCGGCGAGATGGATACGCTTCAGCGGGCCCTGCAGCGCCTTGATTTGGGCCAAAGCCTGGGGGATTACCTCCAAACGACCGGCTATGGTGACCGAACGACGGCCATGCAGGACTTATTCGCCGCTTTGGACATTTTTGACGTCCTCGGGCTTGCCCCAGGGGCCGGAAAAGCTGCTGGCACCGCGATTCGCGCGGCTCAGTGAACCTCTTCCCCGCTTACAACCCCGGACGCCTCCTCCCGGAGGCGCTCCAGGACCTCCCGTAGGTACTGAATCTCGTCGGCCATGGCGTGCAGGCCGTCCATGATCGACTCCAGGTCTTCTTCGTCGAACTTGACCGTAATTTTCACGTCTTCTTTTTCCATAAAACCCCCTCTATGCACACTTGCACATCGACACGGGACCAGTTACCATGCGCTTGCGCATTGAGAGGAGGTCCCTATGAGCGCCGCTAGGAAGAAACAATACTACAACCGGGTGCGTCGCACCTGCCGCCTGCACGGGCTTGATATCGTTTTCGATGGCGCGCCCAAGAACTACCGCGCGGTCGAGATCAAGAAGGACGGCATGACCTTGTTTGCCGACCGGGGCGACGGCTTTACGCCGCTGAACATCAACTGGGAGCGGCTCCATGGCGAGCTCGCTGACTATGGATACCGCGGGGGTGTGAAATGATCCAGCCGTCTAAGCGCATCAATAAGATCTACGGCTACTGCCGGGTCTCGACCGTAGAGCAGGCGCGACACGGGGTGAGCATCGAGCTCCAGAAGCGCCACATCGAGGAGTTTGTGCGGGAGAAGTACAACCGCGAGGTCGATGGCTTTTATTTCGACGAGGGCGTCTCGGGTAAGATAGATATCCTCGATCGAGATGGCTCTCGTGCATTGACGGACGCTATCGACGAGTGGGATATCGTCGTCTGCACCCGCCTCGATCGCCTGTCGCGCTCGACCCATGATCTCCTGCAGATGATCCCCAACCTCCAGGAGAGCAACGTGACCCTGTTCTTCTGCGAGCAGTTCGGCGATGTGCCGATCGTCTACCCGCGGGAGACCAGCGGGAAGGGCCTGCGGTCGAAGTTCGACATGAACCAGATGACCAACCAGATCATGCTCATGGTGCTCTCGGCTGTGGCCGAGCTTGAGCACGGGATCATCAAGGACCGCTTTGCGGACGGTAAGGTCGACTGGGCCAACCGTGGCTACAGCATCGGCGGCAGCGTGCCCTACGGCTTTGAAAAGGTGCGGGAGCGTCACGGGAACAACAGCCGCACGCGGCTCGTGCCCGTGGAGGACGAGCAGCGCGTGATCCGTACGATCCACCGCCTGGCTGACCGCGGCCTGGGCCACCAGAAGATCGCCAAGCAGGTGAGCTCCCTGCATGCGAACGCTCGGGACATGAGCCGCCACAAGGTGCGCCGGATCCTTGAGCGCAAGGAGCAGGGGCTGCATTACGAGCACGCCTGATATGATCTATACTCCGGGGGGTTGATTCCCCCGGAGGCCCGCCATGAGCGCCTTGGAAGAGATCCAATACAGCATTGATAAGATCCAGGCGATGCTTGATCAGGACTACATGACCACCCCGGTGCGTGAGATCCTGACCGATATCCTTGCCCGCCTGACCTCCGCCGCAGCTGACCTTGGCGGCTAAAAATGTCTAGCCAAGAAGGCTGGGGGAGGGGCACCTGGGGCTTAGGCGCCTGGGGTACACCTCTTTACGTCAACGTCGACGTAGACGGCCAGCAGGTCACCTCGGGTCTCGGCACCCCCACGATCAACTCCGATGCGAACGTCCCGGTAACCGGCCTGGGGATTACCAGCGGCCTGGGCACGGTCTCGGTGGTCGCCAAGGCAAACGTGAGCCCAGACTCACAATTGATCACCAGCGCCCTCGGTACGCCCACGGTCACCGGCATCGCGAACGTCTTCCCCGCCGGCCAGGCGACCACCTCGGGCCTGGGCACCCCGGAGGTCAACGCCGGGGCGGTGGTCGAGGTTACGGGTTTTGGCATCAGCAGCGCCCTCGGCACGGTTGAGGTCACGGCAAAGGCAAACGTCACCCCGACGGGGCAGCAGACCACGAGCGCCCTGGGCACGGTCTTTATTGCCCTCGGGATCCGGGTCGCCGTAACCGGCCAGCAAATCGATAGCGCCGTGGGCGCAGTTTCTGTTGACGCCGGGGCCGTTGTGGAGCTCGTTGGGGTCCCCATTACGAGCGCCTTGGGCTCTCCCGTTGTTTATGGTGAAATTGACACCGGACAGGATCCGAATTACGCAGGGGTGGATACGAGCCAGACCCCGGGCTACTCGCCGGTTAGCACGGCCCAGAGCCCAGGCTATTCGGCGATTAGCACGACGCAGGCGCCCGGCTATGGGGATATAGACTCCAGCCAGACGCCAAACTATGAAGACATTGCAGCCGGGCGCGACGCCGCCTGATTGAGTGAGGGTAACGCATGGCCACTTACGTTAACGATCTCCGCCTGACTGAGCTTGCGACCGGCGAAGGCTCCGGAACCTGGGGCACGACGACTAACACGAACCTGGAGCTCATCGGCGAGGCCCTGGGCTACGGCACCCAGGATTGCTTTACGACCGACGCCGATGCGACGACCACTGTCGCCGACGGGGCTACGGACCCCGCCCGAGCCATGTACTTCAAGGTGACCTCCTCGGCCACCCTGACCGCGACCCGCACCCTGACCATCGCACCGAATACGGTTAGCCGGGTGATGTGGATTGAGAACGCCACCACCGGCTCCCAGTCCATCGCCATCTCCCAGGGCAGCGGCGCTAACGTCACCATCGCCACCGGCAAGGCGGCGGTTGTCTACCTAGACGGTGCGGGGGCTACCGCAGCGGTGGTGGACGCCATGAATCTCGTGGACCCCGGTGTCACCGATACGCTGGCGGAGGTTCTGACCGCAGGCAACGCAACCGGCGGCACGGATATCGCGGTCGGCACGGGTGACGACATTACCTTCGCGAACAATTCCAAGGCCATCTTCGGCGGATCGACCGAGCTTCAGATTTACTACGAAGCTGGCGCCAGCGTTAACTTAATCGAAAGCCCTACCTACAACATTCAGATAGGCGCTAATGCGATTGACTTTACCAGCTATGCAGGGACTTCCTACGCAACCATTGATAGCAGCGGGATTTCGTTACCCGATAGCGCAAAAGCCATCTTCGGTGCTGGGTCGGACCTACAGATTTATCACGATGGGTCTGCTAGCTACATTAGCGACAGCGGTACTGGTAATTTATTTATTGAAGGCGCTGATAACGTAATCCTTAGAAGCCAGTCTACAAGCGAAAACTTTTTTGCTGGCATTACCAATGCGGAAGTCCGTCTTTACTACAACGGTGTGCAAAAATTTGCCACGACTAACACCGGCGTGGACGTCACCGGCACCGTCACGGCTGATGGGCTGACGGTTGAAACCACCCAGGGCGACATCAGCATTGCAAACTCTGCGTCCTCGCTAAACTTTGCGCGTGCTGGGACCAGCTATATTCGCGCAACGGACGCATCGGGCAGCTTCCGGTTTATTACGGGCGCAAATGACTTTGCAACTAGCCGCTTAAACTTAGCTGCCAACGGCGACGTTTCCTTCTACGAAGACACCGGCACCACGGCGAAGTTCTTCTGGGATGCGAGTGCGGAGGCGCTGGGGATTGGGACGACGAGTCCGAACAGGGCGCTAGATGTACAAACTAGCAGCGAGCAAATCATTGCTACATTCGGCACAGGTAACACAACCCAAGCGCGCCTAAGTATTGCTGATGCAAATACCACGACCGATTATGTGGGCATTGGAGCAGATACTGATGACTTTACGATGTTTGCTGGCGGCTCAGAGTGCATGCGCATCGAGGCGTCAGGGCAGGTTGGAATTGGGACCAGCGTTATTGCCGAAACGCTAGTCCTTGGCTCCGCCGACTCTGGCTCTAACTTCCTGCAAATCACCAACAGTACGACGACCGCTGCGGATAACCGTGGCTTTTATGTTGGGATTGACGCTAACGAAGCAGCGCGTCTTCTAAACCGTGAAAACACGGATATGGTTTTTGGCACCAATAATACGACGCAGATGACGCTGGACAGCAGCGGGAATCTTGGGATTGGGACGTCGAGTCCAGATGCACCGCTACACATATCTCAGCCTTCTACTGGGACTGCAATAGTTCGTCTTGAGCAAACCGATACAACGCTAGTTGCTGGTCAAGCAGTAGGGGTTGTTGAGTTTGAACAAAACGACGCCGCTGGTGCAGGTGTGCCTGCTAAGCTCGGCGCTTATGCAGAAGACGCAAACGCTGCTGTTGGTCTTCGTTTTTACACAGGCACTGGCGCTACCGCTAATGAACGCATGCGCATCGACTCCAGCGGCAACGTCGGGATTGGGACGAGCAGTCCTACCACACCTGATGGATCAAACGCTGACAATTCGCTAAACGGGATTGTTCAAACAATTTATGGCTCTAGCCCCGCAATAAATCTTATTGATAATGCAGGAACTGGTTATTCGCTTATTAACTTTGGGCGGCTCGGTGCAAGCACAAATCCATATCGCGCGTCTATTGGGTATGACCAAGCCAATGACCAATTAGTTTTAGCTGCTTACAACGAAATTTTATTTAAAGATGGCAATCTTAATAGTGCCACAGAACGCGCCCGCATCGATTCCAGCGGGAACCTGCTGGTGGGGGTGACCACAAACACGACAACCACAAGCGCAGAAGGTTTTGTTTATAACAACGGCGGGTCTCTTTTAGTCACTAGGGACGGCGCACCAGCGGCTTATTTTACGCGACTAAGCTCTGATGGCGACATC